ATGCGGGGAGGGGGTGCATTTTTAGCAAGCCCCCTCTATCCCTAATTATCATCGGTCCAGTCCTAATGACTTGTCTTTTATAGATTTGATTACTTTCACGTGGATGATTATATGAATTTGTTGCACTTCAATTACTACAAAACGATAATCATTGTTGATTTGTGTTATGTTGTAACTGAATATTTATTTTTTTCTGTTCTGCCTATAAGCACGGATAGTTTTCTCTTTTTAATTTAAGTTCTTTACCTTCTTATAGATTCCTCTAAAATCATACTTGATGATTTCATCAATTGCTCTCTCAACTTCAATTCTATTTTCTTCATCAGAAAGCTGATCAGATGTTCGAGCAATTCGTCCTAAATAAGAAGTTGAATGATATCCTTTTTCCTCGTCAAACATGAACCATTCATCAAATTGTTTAAAAGGATCAAAAGGATTATCAATCGTGGTTAATGCACAATCTGCTGTCATTTAACGCTCTCATCCCTTTCCATTTAAATACTTTGAAACTGTAGAAGTTGATACGCCAAGAGCATCTGCAATCTCTGAAGTTGTATAGCCAGAAGCACACATTGCTGAAATTCTATGCTGTTTTGCTGTGCTCAAAGAATTTGTAGCTCGTGGAGTTGCTCTCTGACGAATAGTATCAATATTTGTATTATTCAGAATTTGAATAAGTTTATTCTCACTAATAGCTCCCGCCTGGATAGCCTCCCATTCTCGATCTGTAATCTCGACAGGAGTGCGATGCGCCCCCACAGAGGTTCTTGCTGAAGATAATGCCTGCTGGTTTGCTTTTTTTATCTCGGCCTTTGTCATGTCTGGATTTTCTTTCTTCTTTGCTGCCACAGTCGCATTCGCCATCACCTGTGCCTGTCTCTCCCTTGGTGCATTCGATAATGCAATGTTAAGTTTTGCAGACAATGATTTAACTTCCCCATGGTAGGTATTCTTAGCAGCGGCGGAATAGGCAATCTTACCAGTATTAATCATCTCTCTTCGAGCCTGGTTCGCCAATGATTTCATGGTATTAGCATAATCAGCATAGGCGTCCTCTTGCGGAGTACCGGAAGATAACTCACGAGCATCTTTAGCTTCTGCCATCTTGGTACTGTTTTGCATTCTGAATTTGAGTTTACCATTTTTATCGACATACTCTTCTTTTACGGTTTTGTATGATAAGGAACCATCTTCATTGATTATTGGAGAACCTTTTCTCTTGTAAACCTGAGTTTCAGATTTAGCTCTGGAAATCAACGTTGAAGCACCCTCATGATAATTGCCATCTTTATCAATGCTACCTTGATACTTTTTCTTTAACGAGGCAATACCATTATCGATCTCGCTCTGCTTGTAATCCAAAGCATGTTTCTCTGCATCAATAACGACCATGCTGTGACGGATTGCTCTGGTAAGTTCTTCTTCGGTAGCTCCTTTTAAAGTCATATCCGTAATCAAGTTAGAGACTTTCCCCATTTCGATTTGTTTATTGCCCATTTTCTTATAGGTCTTTCCATTTCTTGAATAGTACTCTATCTCTCTTGAACCAACGGTTTCAACTTTTACAGGAGAGCTTGAATCTGGACCATACGCTTCTTTAGTATCAAATCCGATCAGTCCTTTTAACTGTGGTGTTGAAGTAATTCTAACTTTGCTGGAAGTTGAATTACATGGAATTACCATAACCGTATCACCATCAAAGTCAGCTCCAGATAATCGATCAGCATTTGTTTTATTAATACCAATCGCATCCATTGGAGTATTACCAAGAACACTCTTTCCTTCTAGTGATTTGTTGTTTACTTTCAGAATCGGAATTTCTGAAGTTCCGCCATGAGGATAGCGAATTAATGCCACTGTTTCGCCATCCTTATAGTTTGGAGCATAAACCTCATTATCTTTTAATGATGGTAGTGGCAATATTACCTGGTAACTCTGTCTCGGAAGCGATGCTGCCTTTAAATGAACGGCTGCTGCATCACAATCATCGGCAAAGGATTTAAGCAATGTTTTCTTTACTGTCGGATTGGTAAGAGAACAAATCTCATCGAACTCCGATTGCTTATCCGCTTTTGCTAACTCAAGCTGTTTTGTAATTAAACTAAGACTCTGTTTAGACAAGAACTGTGATGAAAGTGATTTACTCCATTCACCCCAATCACCTTCTTCGGCTCGCTTATTAATTACAGACAATGATTGTTTCTTTCCAGTAAGAGGATCTGTATATTTTCCATTTGGATCGTCGTAGTAGCTCTGACCGCCATGTTCTTTGATAAGCGAACCAAATGGATTATTCGGATCATCTTTGATTTTTTTCAATACATCTTTTGTCGGTGTCCCAGAGTGCTTATTGGTATTGAATATAACATCAACACCATCTGGCATATTATCAGAATATACTGCCATGCCTTTAAGATAATGGGTTCCGTCAACCATGATTCGAACCTGGGCATAATGAGAATCGCCAAGAGAAATATCTTTTACTCCTCTTCGAAGCTCAATGACCCCATCCTTATCGACACCGCCATCTTCAGCATATCGAATCTTTAATCTCTTGGAACTCAAGCTTTCCGGATATTCAAACGCTTTTCTAAAAGAATCACCATTGTCGTAAGAAATATAATTTCGCAAGGAATGGACATTCTCGAAATTATAAATATCCTTATGCTCTGTTCCTGGTGGACAAATGACTTTGATATTTGTCTGTTTTCCGGGATTAGTAGCTTGCGGGACGCCTCCGCCATAAACCGGATAACCCTCTAATTCCAGAATATAAAGAGCCTGGTTAAGTTTCTCTTTGGAAACCCCCAATTCTCTTTCTACACCAGTGCCGACGTCTATCATTCCTTTTTCTTTAATTTCTTTTCGGATAATATCAGCTGTCGCTTTAGCCTGGTTCATTCTCCTTTCAGAATTCTCATTTAAAAGTGATCGAACAGATGAGTCATTGGAAAAACCCATCTTATCCGCAATTTCGTTAAGACTATAGCCTTTTTCACGAAGTCCTTTCGCCGTTGCAACCTGAAGAGAACGACGTTCATCTTTTGCGAGGCTTATCTGAGTACGAAGCTGGGTAGTTGTCAAACCCATATTTTTAGCAATATCAGTCTCACTCGTTCCAGTCTTCTTCAGTTCCTGCACTCTGCTAAGAAAATCACCACTGTGCTGATATGGGTCATCACCAGATCCCCAAGGATAACGTCCGGAACGTCTTGGCATTCCGTAATGCATTAAAATATCTTCCAGAATCGAGTTCACGGTTTATCCCTCCTGATCTTTCAATCTCTTAATTACCTTATCAAAAGTAATAATCTTATCCATAATTGGAACGATGTCTTCAGCTGTTGGATTATGATATAGAATCTCATTATTCTGATATAGTCTTAACTCCATCTCAATGTCGCCTGGTTTTACTTTATATTCCAAACAAAAAAGAGCAGCATATATTTCAAGCTGCTCCATGTGCGCTGGAATTTGTCCGGTTTTCAGATCATGAATTCTTAGTAATCCATTTCTAAATAAGATTGCATCAGCTGTTCCAAAGCAATTATCAGAATAATATAACACCTGCTCTGGTGTCATTTTGAAACCGATAGCGTCATTCACATACATGTTTAATGTTTTTTGAGACTTCGGTAGCTTCTGTCCCAATGATATACACTGGGCTGCAAAAGCATGTAACACGGTTCCTTTCTGTGTTGCAAGAAACTTTGAATAAGCCTCAGCAACTTTATCCTCACTATAATTTATCCAATGATATTTACTGGCACCAAGAAAGGCGTGCTGTCCTTCAAGATTGGAATGTTTGTTGAAGTTCATCAAGTACCTCCTCTTTATTCTCGGGATACACAAATCTTGAAAATGACATTTGATTCATGCAATCCACATAGTATTCTTGATTTGGTTGTCTCTTTGCGCCCGCTGATTTCTTGCATTCCAGAGCCGCCCATTTGTCTTTGTGAAGAACAAGTAAATCCGGAATCCCTTGAATATATGTGGGATCGTTTTTCATAACAATGCAACTAGGAAATCTTTTTTTCAGTTCCTTTATCAGATTCGCCTGGAACTTATTCTCTAGCATGAGCTAACTCCTTTCTAATTTTTACAACATAAAAAGAGAAGAAGTTTTATAAAAATACTTATTTTACCTCTTCTCTTCATAAAAGGGAATGTTTTTTTCGCGTACCAAAAGAAGACAAAAAAAATAGACAGTGACACATTAAGCATCTCTGTCTACAAATATAATTTAAATTTTTTTCAAATACACATCTCCACTTTGGGAAATATAGAATTCTTTCACCTCGGAAACGGCACGCAATGTTTTACGAAGCGTTTTTCTCATTGCAGATTCCTCACCGTTATTCAACGAATCGATCAATTCACAAACATCTTTTTCGTATTGCGATTTATCAATCTTTTCAAGCCATCGACCTTTATAATCAGCTATATGTTTTTTCAAAATGCTAAAACCGCTAAGCATTCTTTTTTCACACTTATCGATATACGCTGTCATTTCCCGATCAATATACTTGATAAATTCAGTATCATAATTTTGAGAAAAATATGTTTCCAAAATAGTGCTCATTCCATATAACTGAATTGATAATTCTAAGCTCTCTTTTATCTGGAATGCATTGCCAACTAACTTCTCTATACCATCTTTTCCATTCACGGTTAAATCCAAATCGTTCATGTAAAATTCAGCATCTTTAATGGCAACTTTTTTTGCCTCTTGAAGACTTGCTATTGTAGCTACTCGTTGTTCGTCATGTGCCATAATGGATGAAAAGTTTTCATAAGCATACTTAACAAAACTCACTTCCGACAGCAGCTCAGCCTTCTTATCCCCATATAAGAATTCCAGAATTTTATCAATGTTCTGATTTATCTTCTGTAGTTCAGAATTAACCTGTGTGATAAAGTACTGTCCAGATGCAAATGCCATTGCTGAAAATGCACTAAGAAGCAACGCTTCACTTTTTAAAGAATACAAAGATGCAGTTCCACCAAATTGACCATTTTCTTTTTTCCAGAAACTCATGAATCCGCCTTGCTTTAATGACGCAAGTGTATGATTAATACCATCTGGAAATTTTGCAATATACGCATTAGCCATTGAACTAGTAGCAAACATTTCTGGTAAATGCTGAATGACATTGCTCATTTGGCACTTTTGATCATTAGTCAAACCAATCTTAATGTATCCATTGGCGAGATCATATGACGTGTTGACTGCCTCCAACTTAAAATCATTCTCCAATTCCATCAGTTGCATTATTGAATTATTCTCCGATTCGCTCATACTCTTCCTCCATCCAATGGTAAATTAAGAGCATTAAAAAAGTGCGCCCCATAGAGAGACGCACCGAAAAAATGCTTCTCCCATTGTTGCCACACAATCTCGTACCGTTCAAGGGTATAAGTAAAAGAGAGAATACACTTTTTACCGAAGCTATTCCCTTGAACGTTTTATGCGATATACGATTGTGTGGCTTATTTAGTATATCACGAATCAAAAAGAAAAGAAAGAGTAATTTAGGCAACAATAAGTTTTCCTCGTTTTCTAACATCATCATAAATCATCTGGCTTCCATCTCTGAAATATACGATAATGCTCATATAATCATGTGGTCTAAAATCTCTTGCATTTTTTGACAAGGTTGGATATACAGCTTTGAAATTGTCAAATATATCTCGCCAGCTCACTTTTCTTTTTACACTCATAAAAATCACTCCTTTTTCGGTTTTGGTCAAATGCCCACTTTTATTGGTCATATTTATATATTATATTAATTTTTTTATCATAATAGTTTAAAGAAAAAAGCGGGAAAGTGGGCAAAAAGCCCGCAAACCCGCATAAATACTGGGTTTTTCGTGGTCAAAGTGGGGTTTTAAAAGTGGGCAGAAACCGGGCAAATGGCCAGAAATTTGACCAAAATTCCGATTTTCTGCTCCATTTTTCTTCAAATTTTTCGCTCTGGTCAAAAATAAGTGGGCTTTGGTCAAATCCTAAAACCCAAAAGTGGGCTGAAAAATGACCTGTTACTACCAGGATTTTTAACCTAGATTAGACGAAATTCTATCCTAGATTAGAAATATTCGTCACTTTTTACCTCCAAATTCTACCAGTTTTCTTGTCTTTCACAATGATTCTTTCTTCGATATGGAACCCGGAAAGCTCACAAATAGTGAAGATCGCATCGAGAAGTTTATGAAATCTTTCATCCCCATCCTTCTCAATATTCTTCAAAGCATTGTAAACAGTTGGATCAGAATACCCTTCACTGTTCTTTCTCATATCGTCATTTACCATTGATCTGTCCCTCCCTGAATTTTACTCCCCCATATTTCCAGAGGTCTTCTTTTAACTCATCCAAATCCAGTTCGCCGTCCTGCCATTTCTCATAATACTCAATCAAAAGATCGGCAAACTTAGGAATCTTTTGCGGGTATGATTTTTTCCAAAAATGGTCCATGAGAACCTCTAAGGGTAAGGTCAGCAACAGAGTAAGTGCTGTGTTTACAGCTTCATCGGCAGCTTCCCTCTTGATTCGTACAAGTTCTTCTCCAATTTTCTCACGAACCATTACATCTAATTGCTCTTTTGTGAGATTGTATGTAACCGTTTTAGATTTTTGTTCCTGTTTCTGTTCTCTTCTTCGCTCGGCTCTTCCCATAACCGTCACCTCACAAAGCGATCCAGTTTCGCTTGGCAAAGAACAGATATCCGCCGACAATTAAAGTAAATAAAAAGAACGTTGCATCCCACTCAACCGGGACTGACAACGCTCCAATAAGAATCGTAATGATTGCAAATATCTTATTCAAAATTAACTCTTCTCTCCACATGTTATTTTTCTCCTCTCACAGCTAAATTATTTATTCAATTTTGTTTTGATGAATCGGTAAATAAATGTGCATGTTTTCGGATCTTCTGATTCTAACTCTTTTAATTGTTCATTCAGATCGTCGGGTTCCATGCTGAAGACAAGTAAATCATATAATTTACGAACGATTTTGATTTCCTCCTCCGTTTCTTCAACAAAGCAGTCATAGCCGAAAATATTTCGAACGTCCAATACAAAACTTAATATTCCGTCAACACTTTTCTGCAATATCTCCAACTCTTCGTGTGTTGCGACTTTTACCCTTTTCATTTCCATATATTATTTTTCTCCTTTTCTGACGAACCAAATTCACTTAATTCCACGCCCATATGAATGCCAGCAATGTGGCAATAATATGCCCAATAATCCAAAACTTGTACATAAGATATACGAAATTCCATCCGTTATTATCTGGATGTTTTTTATAATAATTGACTCCCGATGGCATTGCCCACCATATAGAAACATATAAGACGACGCCAATCATGATCGAGATAATTTTTAAACACCACTTTAAATCGTCCATAATAGTTCCTTTCTATTAAAATATCTTCGCCAATATGTAAATAACGAAGATTATTAAAATACATAAAATCTCATCCATTTTCTACCTCATTTCCGCCATAACGACTCCAATATAATAAAAACACCACATGCCGAGTAAGCACATGGTTAGATAATAGAATATGATGCACAATGTATCGTTCAAACCTGGTAAAATAAATTGCAGCAGCATCCAGAAGATTGTCATAATTAATACTATAAACACCGTTACCGTCATTCCAATTCCTCTTTGTCTTTCTCGCATGCGAACGCACCACCATACACAGTCATTAGTACTAAAATTACCCAATACTGCCAGGTCTCACCACCATATCCCATTTTAATTAAAATTATAGCAACCGCACAAATCGCTGCAAATTCAATTATTTTTGCAATAATATATTTCATATATCAGTCCTCCTTACTTCCAGTCTTAATCTTATCAGCTGGTATCGCTCGTCTTGCGTCAGCCTCCATCTCCGCTATTGTTATTAACTGATCTGGACACATTTTAGCGTATTCAGCAGTGCCATGTACTTCCCAAGGATCTGGAATTTCACGGACTTTTATGATTTCCTTCCAGACTTCTTCTTTTATCGCCTCACGAGAGTCTACGGTAATCAACTCACTATACGGAAGGCTCTCGATCCACTTACAAACCTCTCGCCATTCATCCAACTTGTGATTTTTTCGCTGTCTGTAAATATTAGCCAGCACCTCATAATTCAACATAACATTGCGAGTCTGGTTATAGCTACTCGGAAGAAGCTGGATCATCTGCCACCAGTCATCCTTAGATTTAGTTTCAAGATATTCAGTGCGATATAAATTTAGCATTTCTATCGTATATCGGAGAATGTCAAGTGGTGTAGCCCATACTTTATGAGGTGATTTATCGTCTTCATCAACCATAGCACTGGTTATCCAATCCCTATCAAATGGACTGTTTTTCAAATGTTCCGTCGAGAAATCTTCCAAAGTAAACTCTTTCTCAGCAATCTTATGCATCGTACTACAGGAGTTCGCAACAGTACCAACCTTATATGTATCAAATTCTTTCCCATTAATGGACTATCTTTTACTCACTAAAATAGTGAGGACACCATTTCGGTTTTCATGGGCTTCGTTTCCTAAAACCCAGCTACGTATCAATAGTAGCCCTACTCCCCCGCCCAGAAGGCATAGGGGATAGCCTCTACAGGTTCATTTCAAAAATACAAAAGAGAAAGCCCTAGTATATTTCAACTAAGGCTTTAATCTTATTTAGTAATATCATATCCTCTTCTCGTATACATATCAACGATCTTCATCATATGCTTCTTATTGAATTCTTCTGCTTGCTCATCGCTTTTTAAACCTAAAGCGTGTAAAGCGTTATGAATATCAATCAAGTTTGCATGGTAATGAGTCGCCATCTTAAGTACTATCTTTTCTATGGACATAATAATCACTCTCCTTTCATTAAAGTAGCTGTATATTTTTGAAATGTTTCCCACGGGATTCCAATGGGTGGTTCCCCGTTAGCCACGCTGAAATATAAAAAGAGAAAGGGTAAGGTCCTACTTACCGTCTATCCCACTAGGTCTTACGCAATTCGTCACCGAACACGCCTGGTCTTTCTCTCATAATACAATACATATTTTTCGCGTGACCCCTGCTGATAAACAGGTAAAGTGTTTCATTGGCAGAAAGAACTACCAATACAACGGCGCTGTAATTCTCACATACACGGGCATCATTCTCATATATTTACGATGCTCCGTACCGGCGTTGGATAAGCGCTGCATGAGCGAGTGATCATTTTCGCCAATGTATAAATTTTCCCATTCCATACCGCATGGATCGTATGGAAGATTATAACATTCTTCGCATTTATCTCCATTTTTACAACCTATCCAACTATCACTCTTCTCCCATGAATTCATAGGATTTCTCATTCCCTCGATAATAAACTCCATCTGCTCTGGACTCGCCAGAACCACATTTTCTAATTTAATCATTTTTCTTCTCCTTTCTGGAAACATAATATTCCGCACTAGATGGTGCTAACGTGATAGATATAGACACCAATTCAGCGGAGTCAATAACTTTTATACCGTATTCCATATGACTTTTAACCGCACGATAATATCCACCGCATCCAACCTTATCGTCCTTAAGTACCCCTAAGACATCATCAATTCCTGCCAAAAGCCCTTCTTCATCTTTAATAACTTCCGCAATACCAATGGGATGTGACTTATCAAAATTGAAGAGCACAAAGACTTTGCTTGGGATTTTAATAGTTGCTGATTTTGGAAATTGAACACCATTTTTATCAATAATATTATATTTTAGAAACCTCCCAGATAACTGAATCATTCGATAAACACCCCCAGAACCGCATTTTCTAATTTAATCATTTCTTTTTGTTTCTCCTTTCTGGTCGGGAATTTTTGCAGTAAGCAAGTCTACAATGTCCGTCCGTTCCATTTCCCATGAAATCTTTTGTGGCTGGATTCCAATGACGACATTTTAAACACTTTCCGCTTGGTTGAAATAAGTTGGCAGCGATTCCAATATTACTCATGCTTCTTCCACCTCTCCAAATATTTGTTCATACATTTCTAAATCGTATTTAATCAGAATGTTCTCAACCTCTTTTTCGCATAATGCTTTTCCATATGTAGTATAATCAGATTTATACGTTAAGAGCCAATTACCTTTGCTGCTTCTCCACAGTCGCACATCTCTTCCACGATAGCGCATTGGTGTACCTAATAGTTCTCCTTTATACCAATATTCACATTCATCAGAGATAAGCTCCATCTTATCCGTATCATACTTTAAGTTGTTTATTACAAATATCATATGATTGAATCCTCCTCATACTCGATTTCTACGCCTTCTATATCGGTTTCATAGTTGTGATAAGCTATGGTTTTCATTATTTCCACGTAATCGTCGTTATTCAATCCCATCGGACAATTCTCCAAAATATCGACCAGATTCTTAATAACATCTGAATCAGCACGAGATACCGTGATTTTGTAAGTAGTTTCACCAATCATTTTTGCAACCTTACCTCTTCCCAAATAGTACTTTAATAATTCCTACGATCAGCCAGTATGGACTAGCTATCATGGCACACATCATAGCTATGGCTGTTTCAAAAAGAGGTCTCTCGTTTACAAGTACTTTTATTTTGTCAGTGGAAAGAGCATATAAGCAAAATATTGCCCCAATAAGAATCCATAAAAATATAAAAATCTTAAAGCCGTACATCATAGTCTCCTTTCAAAAGAACATACATTATAAATATTTGTGTCTTGCATCGCAAAGCATCCGCTGCCGTTTGTACGGATCAGATTCATCCTCAATTTTTCTAACAACATCTTTTGGGTAACAAAGCTCTTTAGCAGCCGTTACATCATTTCTCCATCTTACTGTTGCGCTCTCTGGTCTTTCTCCCCAGTTCCCAACAAACTCTACCATTGTCTTCCCCTTCCTCTGCAAATAGTCAAACTCATAAAAATATTTTTAGACGCAGGGGTAAGTCCACAACTAAAAGAAGGATGTGGTGACAATTCCCTGTTATAATCTTCAACAAACCCGGAGCCTTTTGCCTCATCGGATTTCCAAATAGGCGCGCCATAAATCGCATTTTCATCCAACGCATTATGTTTTGTTTTTCTCATAACGATTTTCTCCTTTCAAATAATGCGGGCGGTGGACTATGCCGCGTCGTCCGGGGTGCTAACTCTCGTGTTACATTCATTCCGCTTAGGTAGTTTTTCGTACCTGGAAGTCGTCACTGTGACCTAAACCGCATTATTAAATATCATTCTTTTGTTTCTTCTTTAAATATTGGCTTCACAAAATATCCTCCACCAAAATCGCTAAAACGAATATCCAATCCCTTCAGACCTTCGTTTCTGGCATATGCAGCAATTAAGCCCATGCACAATTCAAAAGTCTTATTGTCAATAACTAATCCAGCATGAATTTTGACCTCTATGCAATCCTTAACGTTATCAATCTCCATCTGAATCTTCCTCATAAGGAATCTGCTCAACGTCTCCGCCCTGCACAGTTACTGACTGCATGAGTTTTCCAGTTTCTTCATCAAAGTAGATATTATCCAGAGCATGGTCCCATTCTTCAAATTGCTCTGCGATATTTCGCCCTTTGGTTCTTCTCATGTTAATGAGTTCGTCATGCACAATTCGTCTCCAAGCTCTCGCGATTTCCATACGACTCTGGGAAAGAATATTGTACAACCCATTCTCAGTTACAAAGTTGACGGATCGCCGCTGACCTGCTACTACCATTGGTAGTTTCAGCTTTTCGTCGTCTTCACACATCTCAAGCATTTTCCATTCGTTACCAGAACTATATTCGATAACATGGCTAATGTCCTTAGCCTTAAATAACGGAGCATCAAGATCTCCATAAACATTAAGAAGCTTTCCACCGAAAGATATGATTCCTGCGATTTCAATATTTCTACTCATTTGAGATTCCCCTTTTCTCTATATAATTTCACATCAATAGCCTTCTGAATTTCTTCCGGGCTAATATTAAAAATGGACTCAAGGAAATTCAGACAAATATAAGCATCTGCCATCTTTTCCAAGAGTCCATATTGATCGTGATATCCTCGAATTTCTTTGCTTACCTGCTGTTGTAATTCTGCAAATTCTTCCATAGCAATGGTACACTTCAATTTCCATGGATCTTTCTCTACACTCCGTCTTAATATGCGCCGACGTTCTTTATCAGAAAGTTCCAAGTTACTATTCATCCCTTTAATAAAATTATAGCGTTTCATCTTGTTCCTCCCTGTACAAAGAGAAGCATAAAGACTCCAAGAATAACGCCAATAATAAATCCGATAATAAAATTAAGCATCGTTTTCACCTGCTTTCTCCAGTCGTGCTTTTGCTGCTTCTTTTCTTTCCAGATACTCTTTTTCATCAATCTCAGCAAATCCTACCGATGACCCTTTGAAATATCGATTAACTTCAACTTCTTCTTCCTGAGGTGTAACTACGTATAAAATACCAACCGTATCGTAGTCGCCATTCTTCGGATCTACCAGGAAATCTTCTGTATACACACGATATGCGTCGATCAAAGGCATATAAGGCATTGCGATAGGAAATAGTTCGCTCATCACAGTATCAATCAAACCGCTGTGATAACTACAATGTGGATTGGCAATATTGACTCCATGAAAACGATCCACATCTTTATACTCAACAGTTCCGTCGGGTTTAACATCTTTGAACAGAGAGCTCATTCTCTTGCACTGATAATGTTTAGAATCATCCTTTCTGCCGTGTACTTCATTCCACACATCTTCAGTATCTTCGATAGGCATAAGAGGTTTGCCGGCAATCATTCGATTGAGAATAGCTTTAGTAAACATAATACTCGCTACAGAAAGTCCATCATTACAAAGACTCTGAAATGCTTTCAGTGCGCTTTCATAGCAGGCACAACCATAATCGAATTCGCCCCCTTTACGATGGCAGGCAATCTTTACTTCATTTTCAGCCCATAACTCCATTGATGATTTTTCTCTCTTAATCTCTTCACTCATTTCTGTAATCTCCTTTTCTTTTTATTCAAGCCATTCGTTATCGAGATAATAAAAACCGTAGACACCTGCTCCGATTAAAATTATCCAGAAAATCCAGAATAACCATAATGCAAAATCGGATTCTAAGTGATCTACGGTCTCATCAATCGTCATATTCTCGTAGAATGGTGAATTGTTTTTTATTGTTTTATTTTTTAATTCTGTAAATATCGTCCCGGTGTATTTCAAACCAACCCCATAGTATTTGAAACGTACATGAGATGATTCTTTTAAGGTATCAATATAATCATGATCCGGTAATTGAATCTTCTTACTTGGAAATATATGTTTCAAGAAAGATACCTCTTCGCAGATCTTATCCTCACTCCCAACATAATCCCATGACCAATAAACTTCAGTCGTATAATATGTATGGGAATGTCCATTTACGGTTGTTGTATGAGCAACCTGACGAGTATGCATTGTGTAATGCTCTTCAACCTTTCTCACATACATATACTTTCCACCAATTTCCGGATAAGTAACAGTGTCAACAGCTTCCAAATCACCGTACACAAATGCGTTGCCAATATCAGTTCGCATACTATATTCAAACAGATCCTGTTCTTTGATCTTTACTGCTTTATTATACTTTTCGTTTTTATCAATCAAATGGTCTGAGATTTTACCGGAAATTATAAAGCCAATAAGTAACAGAACCGCAATGATAGATATACTTGCTAAGATTTCTCTTTTCGTGATTTCAAAGTCTCCGAAATCAAATCCGTTCCATTTCTTCATAAACTTATTCCTCAAACAGATTCTGCGGAGCATCGACAGGAGCTTCATAATCCAAATATGTATACTCCTGAACCTCATATCCAAGAATATTTAAAAAGATTCGTGTAGGGAATTTTCTCACATAACGTCTATATACTTTTATCTGTTTGTTGTAATTGCTACGGTATTCGGCAATCAGATTTTCTGTAATAGAAAGCTCATTCATTAGCTCTTTGTAATTTTCATTGGATTTTAATTCTGGATAAGCCTCGCTTACAGCTGCAATCGCAGTGGTGACATTTTCAATATCTCCTGTAGAACCTCGCCCTTCTACGATAGCGGTAAGTGTATCAGCTTCGTGTTTATCGTACTGCTTTACACAATCTACAAGGTTATAAACCAGATCCACACGTCTTTTTTCCTGAACTTTGATGTCTGAATCAGCTGTATTCACCTGCTCCTCCAGTGAAAAAGCTTTATTCTGCGAGCTCTGCACTCCGAATACGCCTAACATGACAACCGCAAGAATTCCTGCAACAATAATAAGAATTAACTTCCAACTTTATTTTTTCATTTCAATTTTCCTCCAATTAAATAAAACCCACAAGCCAGTTAAGACTCATGGGTCAGTTTATAAATTTATTGACTTTTTCTTTGTTACGCTATATACTGTATTCCACAAAAATATATGGAAGGAGGGATTAGCATGGATAAAGATTTATATCATCCGTATATGAACGAAAACGGTAAAATGGTTCATGGTCTACCCCAATACCTCAATTGACTCGATTTCATCTTCATTGAAGCCGATACACAATCCAGGTCTCTGTGGACAATCTTCAATGTCGATTGCTGCGATTCCCTCTGGTTCGTTGTCGTCTGGAAATATATAATCCGAAACAATTCCTTCAAATTCTTCTCCATCTGTGCAAATTATTTTAACTCTTTTTCCTTCAAGACTCTGACTAAGCATTATTTTTTCTCCTTTCTTCTTGCTGGATAAACGTGCGTTCCCGTTTTAGAATATACGATCATAGCTGTGTTAGATACAACTTCGTTTCCGCTTTCATCAACGTACGTACCAATATCATGATCGGCAGTAATACGTTCTCGATGATTCCAGTGTCCGTTGCGATCTAATCTTGATTCACCTTTACCGCCATACTTATCAACCAGCTTCTGAGCATATTCTACATCGCCATCAAGATAGCTTCTTCCTGGTAAATGGTCTGATTTGGTATGACGCTTTTGTTTATCTTTATTGACTGTCTTGGATACTTCCCCAGAATGAATTGCTTCTTCTACAAGATTATCATGTCTGCGAACTTTTGCAACCTTTTTATTTTCTTCTATCGGATATGGTGGACCATTTCTAACACCCCATTTCATACCTTTGACTCCACTATGCTGAATTTCCGCATTGCTATCCTCGTCCAGCTTAGCCTTGATCTTACTGAGAATATCTTCTACAGTTTTCCTTGTGTCGGGAGCAAGCTTCATATACTTTGAATGTTCTTCGTACCAGTTGAATATCTCATCCAGATTTTCCTGTGCCCAGCTGAACGCCCACCAGTCGCAGATCATTTCAATAATATAATCGTATGGCATCTCCAACACGATTTCTCCTTCTTTTGGATCGTCATTGATTAATACCCAATGTTGCCAATGATGCGGATTACGATGAATATGTAAGAGCCAAGCTCGCTGGTAATCCTGTACAACTTTAAAAGAACGATTATTACCATAAAAATATGCGTCGTAAGCGTTGTACTCATCCGGCTCATCCTTAGATTGATCGTGAGCAAATCCAGTCTGCCATCCAGCATTCACAGCGTCTTTTATTACATCTGGTAAATTCTCACATAGCCATTCATATCCTCTTTTTACATTTGATCGGTGCTGTGCCAGATACTGATCGTATTGAAAACTCATGCCTCTGGCACCACCTTTCTTTTCGTCAATTTCTTATAAAGTTCTCGTGCTGCCTTTCCCTCAAATGCATTGATGATTTCTGAAGTGTGACCTGGTTTTGGTTTTCCTACTAATAATATCCCAGTGTCTTCACCACCATCATCCGGAAAATTCACGCTGACAATAACACTTTCTACCATTATCATTCCTCCCCCTTCCAATAGATTGGTATTTCTGAATTTGTGTTCATGCCCTCTGCTAAACAATCGTTACAAGGATCAAATTTTTCATCCTTTTTCTTATGCTCGCAAGTAGGACAATATTTTTCAAAATTTACTTCTCTGTAAATATTTTCCATGTGACACCTCATTCATACACAATATCGAAGTAAAAATGCGTATACAGACTGTTCATAAGTACAGCACGTTATCAAAGCCTTAAACTCTTCTTCTGATAACATTTTTAATTGAATAGATAACATCCATATAAACATAGTCAATGTTTTTAATGTTTTCAGTATTTGCACGTCAATCCACCATCCTTTACACCGAATGCCCCCGACTTTTATTAAACCATCTCGTTTCATTGAATGTTTTCTTCTCTTTCAGAGCCTTACTAATAGCTAGGTCTATACCAGATCTCGATTTCAAATGATAATAATATAAATCCGTAAATGGAGTATTCATTCTGTCAATCCGTCCAGCTGACTGTGACATTATTTTGTAAGAATAATTCTGAGAAAAGAATACTATTGTGTCAGTTGTAATACAGTTCCATCCTTCTGCTCCGGCATTGTACTGTACCAAATATACCCACGCCGAGCCTGTTGGTATAGGCTGATGCTTATGTCCATTCCATTCTGCAATCTCATATCCAGATAAAATCTGTTTTAACAACTCCAATTCATAATCAAAATTGTAAAATATAATTGCTTTTGGATGTTTCTCAATGATTTCCAATAATGCGATTTGCCTGGATGTATCGGTATTAACTATCTTTCGCCAAACATAACATAATTCAGCCGCATTAATGATTGGTTCTTGCTTGAAGGGATTCCATCTGTTTTTCCCAGCCATTTTGTATTCTGAAACATCGTATTTGACATAGATATCTTCATGATGCGAAACGGTCTGGCGTTTGAAATCCATACTAACGAGAATGGAGTTTCGTAAACGGATCAATCTTCCAGTATCTATATACCTGTCAATCTTTGGAAATTTACTAAAGCGGCTGTATATAACATGCTCCCTTATAAATTCGCTCCGGTTTTTATAAAATCCATTTGCTATAAATACCGGAATATAATCCTGCCAAGTATCACCAGGTGTTGCTGATAAAAGAATCCACTCGTTTGATTTCGCAATCTTCAAGAACGCTTTAACCCATGTTCCAGAACCTATAACTCTCTGCTCGTCAAATATAAAGAATGCGTTTCTAACATCGGAATATTTTTTTATATTGTTCCAAGAATCAACAATTACTTTATTACAATATAAATTAACATCTTCGTGAGTAGAAAGAAGGAAGGGCGCAAGCTCACCCTCCCATTCTAAAGTATCTCTCTTTCGAGCAGTTGTAATTATGTATAAGTCTTTCGGCGGATCATCCATAGGCATATACTCATCCGTTTCCAGGCAGCCACCATTACGGACGTAATAATACGCCAAAGATGTTCTAGATTTCCCGCTACCAACTCCACCACAAAGAATACATCCGTTTTTCATTTGCTCAACAGCTTTTAGTTGATACTCACGTAATTCTAATGCGCACATAAGTCTCCACTTTCGCTTGTGAATCCATCTTCAACTTCAAATGCTAAATCGTCGCCAGTCAGATCTGCTTTCGGACCTCTCATAAGCCAGTTACATGAAATTGCAGCATTAGAAAATCCGTTTTCTTTATAATATGCGAAAATACAGTTCTGCACCGGTACGGTTACTCTTATCTTTCTGCAATCATAAACCGTATTGTCGGTTACAGTAATTCTGATTATTTTGGCAACGTTTGCATAAAAATTTTCTATTGATTGACAGCATTGGAATGAACTTATTGAATATCTTTTTTTCATGAGCCCTCCATCAATATTCTTCTGGAAAAAGAATCGTTGTCGCACTTCTGTCCCATTCAGTGATTATCCAAATTTTCGTATCACCATACATATAAGCAGCTAAAATTCTCTCGCCATTTTTTACAGCTTCGTTGTTACTTCTAACATCTTCTTCACAGGTATCGCCCCAGTCACATTTGCAATACTTCCCATACAAGGCATCCAAAATGAATAAATATAAATTTCGGTCTTTTTTCATCGCTTCTGCAATACCACGGGTACACACTATCTGTCCAAGTTCAAATTCGTTCATCTTAATCTCCTTTCAAAATTACGAAATGCTTAGTTAAATGGAATATCATCTTCCTCATCAGACTGATCGCGATTTACATCGGAATGTCTCATACTAATCGGATCGTCATCCATTTTCTGGAATACTTCCATACTCTTAACCCAGAGAGATTTTCCGTTCTTTCCCTCGTATTTATTCAGAACAACATTCACGTTATCGATCCACATGTAATCGATATTACTAACAGATTCCGCATCCAGAAGGACTCCATGACGATCGTTCTCGCCTGTCATTAAGAAAATTTTAGGCGGCCTTTCGCTTTCGTAGTTCACTTTGATAGCTACATAATATCTTGGAATAAATCCTTCTTCCTCTCCTGGTTTCGGCTTTGTCAGTTTAACATTGAAGCCCTCATCAATAAGTCTTCTTGCCTGCTCAATATCCGGAATAATCAGATTCCCTTTTCTCTGAGTATTTCCGTAAGTGTCTCTATCTGGATCCCCAGAGAAATTTGTTTTGTAAATAAATTTTGTTCCCTCGATAATTACTAAATTGTCTCTCATTGTTAAAATGTCTCCTTATTAATTTTCTGGTTTATTCATGTAAAGCCCCATCAAAACATCTCCAATATTAAAGCCTTTATCGCAGGACATGTTTAACGGATAATCGTTCTTGAAATTGGGGCAATCGTAGCAACTCTTGTACTTTCCATCACCACAAGGCATACAGTCTGCATCGTTTGCTCCAAGCTCTTCAATATATGGATCGTCGGACACAAACCATTCAAAATCGCCATACTGAGAAATAGTCTTCACAGCTTCATCAACAAGCTTGTCATAATAAGAATGGTCGATTCCGTCCTCTTTTCCAAGCTCTTTAACCATTTCCGATTCCATCCACCGATATCCTTTGGAACCGGTTGCCGCGTAATACTTACCGTCTTTTTCACGCATAAGTAATCCAGCACCATATCCTTCTTTCATCGGACAGAACTGACCAACTTTTCCAACGAATCTGTAATTATGTCCCTTCGCGATTTTCGGATTCAATTCCTGGCAGGTAGATTCAAATGTGATGTCGGAAATAAGACCTTTTTTATAGTCACTTTCTGCTTTGGCAAATTCTTTTTCTTCTTTTGATACATCTGGTAAAGTTTCATTTAAATCCAAATATAAAGAGCTGCTCACCGATTTGGTCTCGCACATATCTTCAAATGCGATTTCTTCTCCGCTGAACAGCTTTTTAAATACATATGGAATCTGAAACTGAGTTCCTGTAGCAGTCCACTTTCCACCATTCTTTTTATTGTCTCCTGGGATATATCCATATAATGCCTTACAATCCTCTGCATCCTTATACTTGGCAATATAAACTGCATCGTTGACTAAAGTCATCCGATCATATGTAGCTTCGTGCTCAAATGTATAGCCATATCGTTCTCCGAAATCCATGACAAACTGAATTATCTCCGGTGTTGCATCCGGAATCTTAATCGAATCGGTCTTGATATGTGCTACCTGGAACCCACGATTGAGAACTTCGTTCTTCAAGTCGATCATGAATAAAGCTCCACGTTTAGCTACAATATTGTCAATATTTCTTGGATCTTTAAATGGATTAGCAAATGAAGCGGATGTGAGTCCGTACACCGAGTTGATGGCTGTCTTTAACGCATTTGCTAAATCTTTCGATGTCATATCGCCATCAATAACCCTCTGAATATATGGAGTAAGTTTTCCATCCAGCATAGTATTCACAATATCCCATGCCTCATGTTTGATGCTCACTCGTCCTTCAACAATTTCCCGGAACGCTCTTGTGAACTTAGGTCCGAATAGCACCTCTGCGATTACACTATGCGGGTGCATTGATGAAACATCCAAAAGCGCAACATTTCCATACATTCCAGGAACACCTTGTGCAAATCCACCCTCTCCGACTTCTTCGCCTCTATAGGTCGATTTTCCACACTCAAATTCATACCCAGGGAAATATGGTAGAATACTGGATTCTTCAAATGGAACTTTTTCCTTACCGTTATTTTTCCAACCATAATGAAAATCTTCCATCATTTTAGGGCAAGCTTCTTTTAAGAAATCAAGACTTTCCTGATCAAGCGTACCGACAGGCTTTGATAAATCCCTATAATGAAATTCATTCTGAGGATTCCGATTTTTACCAAATATGATTCTGGTTGTAAGACTATTGGTTGTATCATTTACAGTCATTTCTGCTAAATCTGCCAGAATTTGTCTTGCGGTCCAATCGGCTTTCAGATATGTAAATGCTGCCTCAGTTGCTATAACATCGTTGTCACAATATTCAGCGACCTTAATCCATAATTCCTCTGGTACCGGCTGGTCCCATGGAAGTCCAAGTTCCTGATGATGAGTTCCAGCTTTTATGATCTGAATTTCGAAATCTGAAAATCCTTTCTTTTTGAGCTTCTCTTCAGAAAGATTTCCCATCTCAATTTCAAGCTTCTTTAAGCTCTTCTTGTTTCCAGCGGATGCAAAATCGTAAACGTCCGTATACGATACGTTATACGCCTCACCAAAGAAGCAATTTGGACCACCTTTAATAATTCTTTGCGAAAGATTATAAAGCTGTTCGTTGGTATACCCCATAAGTCGCGCATATAAGATATGATTATCGTATCTGCGACAGTTAAATCCAACCAGCCGAAATTGCATAAGTTCCTCAATTTCCTGTGGTGTAGGATTAATCATACGTATTACAGGTTTTCCGACGCCTTCCATCTTCCAATTGACAAGAAACAGGTTTGGAAAAACTTCAATATCATAAAAGACCAGCTTTGCCTTTTCATTTTTTACAGCGCAGGCTGGTTCTTCTGATTTAAAGTGCATCTTACTTACAAGCTTCACGCAATATTCTGCTTGGTGTGTACTATTTGCACCGAATGCTAATATTGCATTCCGCATATCTGTTACATCGTACTGAAGACCACTTTTGTATGCGTCTTCCAATATTTTGTATATAAAATCGATACTCGGCTTAGTTCCAGGATGAATCTCTTTATTGAGGTTTCGTTTTATCAGTGTTCTAAGCCCTTTCTCGCTTTTTATTGCTTCAAAATTTACCATTTTGTTATCTCCTTTCAGTGGTAAACCAGAGCTAATCTTTGCGATAGGTTGATTGTTACATTTGGACAACTTACGTCTCAATGAGCTTTTTCCAGTAAAGACCTTAATTTCGATATGGTCGTCATATACTCTGCTCAATGCAGCTGGATCTCCAGTGTAAATATAATGAAGATGCACACCTTGTCCAGATTTAGAGAGTTCGGCATATGTCGGAGGCCATTTACTAGCTTCTGCCATATTCTTTTCTAAAGATTTATTCCCTTGCTCATCTGGAATATCAAAATCAATAACGATATGATTTTCTGGAACTTTTACGTAATGGAGTTTTGTTGGATCTATCTCTGATAATTTAGAAGTTACTTTTTCCCATTTTTTCTGAGGAGTTTCATTGTCCGAAGCATATTGTGCCAGGCAATCCCCACACATCTCATCAAATATGGAGGCAGCACTATCGTGAAGTTCTATAGCATTAGTTGCTATCCCTTCCGAAGAATTATCCGATACGATTTCCGCTTCGAATTTTTCAGTTCGAAATCCCACGTAATAGCTCCTCACTCTGGTTCCATCGTCCAAATTAAATCTTTCTTGAAAATCTCTGAAATAGTTTTTAAGTTCCTCTTTAAACACCCTCTGCGAAAACGGATAACTCACCTTCGCCTCATCGCAATAAGTTTTGTACATCTCCCATGCTGCTTTTAGTGTAGTTCCGTTTTCTTTCTTGAATACGTGATAAGAATCAATTATAAAGTTGTAGAAATCATTTGATGCACCAAGCATGGTGATTGGAATGTAATCATCATATCTGCCAGGATTTGCTAAATATACATTTTTACAATGATAAGCAATCGCGCCCAACTCAAAATCAATCTGACTTACAATTGCTTTGTATTCTTTCGGACTTAATTTATTCCCAGAGGGTGATACATCAATCAGTCGTCTTATAAGACCCGATTTTGCATCTGTTATTTTTACTACTTTGTTAGTTCCCATAAATAAGAAAGCATTAAATCTACTGGAATATGCAGATTTAAACTTCTCGTTCACAGTCATAAGCTCGTGAGAAACTAAACTGTTCAGTCTAGTATTATCCTCAATTTTAGACAAGTCACCATCATGCTGAATCGCGACAAGTGGGTTGGCTTTAAATGCTTCCAATGCAAAAGAGTTACTACTCGATCCCAATGCTTTTGCATCGAATACTGAGTAATAACCCTCAAATAATGAAAGTATGAGATTTAAAACCGTTCCCTTTCCAGATCCTGGTGCGCCATAAAGAACCATAAATTTCTGTATTTTCTTTGACTCTCCAGATACGATAGAACCTATAGCCCACTCTATTTTCGTTCGTTCTTCTTCGGAATATAAAGTAGACATTAATTTCTCATAAGCAGACAAATCGCCAGCTTCAAGCGGATAACTCAACTTTTTGCTGGCGTAGTCTTTTTTATTTGTTTCCATGTTTGAAAATATAAGTTTGTCGTCAAGCGCATGAAAATTGTCTCTCATTTGCTTCTGGCAATATTTGTGCCACGAATCTATCATTTTAGATTCAGCGTCCCACATATGCAGAACTTTTATGTCCGAATTGAATTTCGTTCTATTTTCTTCGGCATATCTATCCAATTCACGGTCGATAAGTTGCAATGCATCTTGTTCGTCCGTAGACCATAATCCTCGTTCCTCAATCCAGATAGCATAAAAATCACCGCCGCGGATCATCAAATCAGAACTTTTTTTGATTATAAATTTAGGATAGATTTCAATTATTCCGCGTTTGTTGGAACGTGTTGAAATTATCATAAAATCCATCATCACATCACATTTCGTCTCCTGGCTCGTTGTTTCTATTGTTGATATTTTCAATCTCTTTCTCAAGATTCTTGATTCTCATTGCCTGGTTCCTTTTTTCAATTTCATTTGTAAATGCATAAGCAGCTACAGAAAAAGCAAAGAATACAACAGACTTGTTAAAACTCTTCTGCCTCTTCAGATTTCTGCAAATGATTTCAAAGTTTTTCTCCGTGTTTTTCATACTATTGAAAATATACTCAAGCATGTAATATTACCTCCTATTTCACGCCATTTAAGTACCAGTTTGCCTGATACCAGATTTCAACGTTTCTTAAATCGTATTTGCAATGCTTTATTCTGAACAAACCGCCTTTACCGTCACGTCCGTATTCCCGATTCAATAATTTCTGAATCGCATTTTCTACATGATTCGCATCGAATCTGGAATCAATCATATCATCGAGCTCCAGATTAGAAAGCATAGTCCAGAACCAAATTCTAGTTCGGTCGCCTTGCTCTGGATCTGACATAATATGCTCTTCTAATCGAATGGCTAGTGCTAAAAGCATCTCCAATACGCTACATGGACAAGAGTCTAAATATTTCGCAACCATCCGCCCATTATATCCACTTTCATCCGCAAAGCGATATCGCAGATTGATGCCATCGTCAAAACGATTTCCATCCATATCGATTGTATATGTAAAATCAACACCATGAAGGAAATGAAATAATTCTCGGTAAGATGGTTCATCGTCACAGACAAGACTATACATCCACTCAAAATACGCCTTATTCAGTTCATCCCTCGTCATCATACCTCCATCTGATGTGGCATCTCATTGATTACATCAGAATATAACTTCTGATCTAGGAGAATTTCATAATCGCATTTCTTAGCGTCATTTCTAACAAATACCGAATCGTCTTCATATTCTCCGAAATGGTTCAATGACTCAAAACCGACAATCTCTTCCACATCTTCAATTATTTCATCGTTTTCGTCCGCCAATATCTGATCGGCATAATATGTTAGACTGATTTTCTCGTAATCTTCATTTTCACCAAACTGCTCTGGAGAAATTACATACGGACCGTTAACCACGCTTTCTTTCTCTTCGCTGATACCACCATCAAAATACTCCGAATATTTTGTATAACCTTGTCTATGAAGTTTGGCTGCATATTCTTTGAGTTCCGGCTTTTCTTTTTTGTCTTCGGTTACGTTTTTCGCTACAACATCTTTATTCCGTTCTTTTTCGCGATTAGCAAAAACTTCTTTTACCGAATCAATTTCTCTTTGCGCAATCTCTTCATATTTTTTCTTAACCGAATACCAAGTTACAGCAGATCCAGAAGCCGCTCCTAAAATAAATGCTAAAAGAATAGTTGTCTTTTTATTCATTATCATTAGTTTCCCCCTCATTGATTGTCATCACGGTAAGAGCGAGCCCTCCTGTGATATGACGTTTTCTTTTCGTATCAAGAATAAAGTCCATCATTGAAATGAAATTTCCAAATCCGTCCATTAGTGATTCCCCTTTCCACCCATAAGAACTGCGATTCCACTAAAGAAGCAAATGCCAGCTGCTGCTGAAAATGTAAAAGCCATTAATCCCGTCATAATAAAATCTCCTTTCCATCAGATAAGATCCAGAATAGGACCGTCAACATTAAAGTTCATTAAGATGGCATCTTCATATCCGCCGTCTTCAGTTTCTCTTTTAACAACCATAACTCCGAAATCAACGAAATTGTCTCCGTTAGAATTCCCATCTGGTTTATAAATCCAACCAACAGACTGGCTCATCTTTGTACGAGTAATACCGAGCATATCATACACATCACTAAGAAACAGGAATCCGTCTGCAACAAGTTTATCGTTTGCCAACTGCTGCTGTGATCTAAGAAGCATAAGATTGTAATTCATATTCTCTTCATAATGACGACAAGTCTTATCAAAGAATCTCGCATAATCATCGACCGTTGGAGCAGCAACGTTTACAGTTGTTTTGGATTTCTTTTCTTTTCCGCTTTCGGGATCCTTGATCGTTTCTTCGATTTTCTTAGCTTTGATATTGTACCGAAGCTCTTTATCAACATCATCACCGAATCGTTCAACCACTCTGCTACGATATTCTTTGAAAGATTTATCGACAGTTGCGTAAGCGGCAGCCAATGCTACATTTCTTTTTCTGAGAATATTATTGGACGCAACAATTCCAGCAATAGAAATAGTTCCGAGAACCACAGCTGGAGCATACAGTTTTACAATCTTAACACCAGTCTGTGCATACACAATTGCTAAATCCTTCTTGGCGTCCTCCTGGGAATACCGATCTTCCATTTCTTTATCATTTTTACATTTGTGAATAGTTTCAATATTGTTTTTTGATTCATCCAGAATAGTGCTCAATTTTGTAGTTGCTTTACAAGCGAGAACTGTGCTAACGACGGTTCCAACTACACCAGCAGCAATTAAAAGCTCTGGACTATGCTTTCTGAGTTTAATATTTACTTTTCCAAAGGCAGATGATGCCTTTTTAACAATTTCAGTTTTATTCATTTCGTTTCTCCTCTTTAATTTAATGGTACTGCTTTTGGCAGCTTTATCATGTAGCCATCTCGTACACGAACTACGGAAGCCGTTCGGATATTAAACCAACCATACTTGTTGTCGGTATAATTTCCATTAATACCAACAAGATCATACAGATCGGCAACGCTCACCAAACCATATTGATCAATAAGCTCATCCATTCTGGATAACACATCTTCGGCTTCCCCTCGATTTTCGATAATAATATCGTCGTACTCATATCCAGATCGAGTGTGATTACTAGATCCGCTATCTCTTCTTTCTCTATCATCATAATATTTTCGATATGATACTCTTGAAGATGCGGATGATTTTCCCCGAGAGCTTCCATTAACGCCTAAAAATGCTTTTACAGCATCGAGGAACATGTCTTTTACATAAGGAACCACAATGTCCTCAAAAATATAACTTTTTACATCATCAACATCCTCCGGAACAAACATGCCTGTAAATTTCTGAATTCCACCCTTTTTCTTAGACTTCGCAGAACCAGAAATTACTTTCTCAACCTTTTTCTCAATCGGCGCTTGACTTTGCCCCTTTGATTTATGAGAATTTGATTTATACTCTTCTGTCGCCATTTTCTAACCACCTCCCAATTTATGCTCTTCCAGCCATTGATTTCGCGATCGTGCTATAAATATTCTGCACGTTGGCAAGATTTGAATTATAGGTTTCGAGGATATCATCCATAGAAGACTGAAGTTTCTCGGTAACGGCTTCTTTAGCTTCAGCCTTTACTTCCCGTTTCAAACCAGAAATATCAATATTACGAAGCTCTTTTCTGATTTTCTCTTTCGCCTCAACTTCCATAGAACGGTATGTCGAATCTACAGCTCTCTCCGCAGCATCACTGATTTTGTTGTACATGGAAGTTTTCACATCTACAACAATGTTATCGCACGCCGCTTTTACTTTTCTCTGTATCTCGCAATCAACTTTTTCGTTCACCCGTTCCTTAATGGTTTCATTAATAAGTTCTTTGGGAATATCAAGTTTACCGTCAGAAATCATGGAATCTACGGATTTTCCAACTACTTCACTAACTTCTTTCATTTTCTTATTTGCTCCAACAGCATATCCGAGACCAAATAAGCCAACTGTTACACCAACAAATCCAATAACTGTATCCAAATCAATAGTCATATTTGTTCACCATCTTCACCTTTCCCGGGAGAGTGATCCTCGATCCCGTTATGCGATTGTTATTTTTCTTAAACTGATAAGCCAAATTACTCCTGGCTTTTTTCTCAGATACAGCATATGTTGTTCCATGCCATTGATCTGAAATACAAGTCCCGAAATTCATAACAGGACCATCATACGTATACTGGTTCATAGGACACCTCCCATATAAAAACAAAAAAAAGAAAGAGTCCTAGATTTCTCTAAGACTCAATCTTCCTAAAATTCATTTCGATGCTTATTCTTCTGGAGCATCGTCATTTGGAACTTCTTCATAATCCGCGTCAACAACGTTATTAGGATTAGATGCACTTTTCTTCGCTGCACGTTCTTCTGCTTTTCTTTTCAATTTTGCTACGCCTGGCTCTACTACAAATTTGCAGATCAATCCTCCCGCAATCATAGCTAATCCAAACTTAGTAGCTGTACTGAAACTGCTGTTGCTTGAAGCCGCCTTAACGATTTCTTCAGTTGCTGTTTCCATAACTTCCTCGCTGTTTTCGATGATTTCATTGTTGTTTTCCATGATTTCTTTCTCCTTTCAGTTTTCGAAATTAATTTTCTTTCATAATATACTTTGTAAATTTTGCGTACTTACATAAGATTACGATAATCGTATCTCGGAGCAACTCCATAGTCGATTACCAGGCAGGGCGTTCCATCTGTAGCTAATTGAGAACTAAAACTCAAATCCAGAAATCCTCTGTCAATATTCCATCCAAGATCGTCCCCGATTGTTCTAAGCGGTTCCAAACCAATTTCATAATAGAAATCATTAAGGGAAATATACATTTCGGTTCTCAATCTGGCATCCAGTTCATTTTCAGCTTTTTTGATTGTCTCTATATCTGATCTGAAATATCGACCAGACACAGTATCAAAACATAAAGTATCGCCACGGCCAACGATGATAACTTCTTTATTTTCTATGGGATTCTTTTCTACGTGTTCCTTGGCGACTGCATCTCTAACTGTCTGCTCCTTCTTCTCTCCGATGGTCTCAACTACCTTTTTCTGATAATCTCTCAAAGTGGATTCGGATAATGTGTATGCCATCGCCAGAGCAGAATTACGTCTGAGATTAACAGAACTTGCCCCGATCAAGCAAGCCATTGACACGAAACAAGTAATACCAGCTGGAATATAGCATTTCCACGTGATTTTTACAATTTCAAGCGGCTCTAAGTGACTGATTTGATTGCATTCTTCACAGCCAGATCTCTTCGCTTCTTCCAAATTTTCATGGTTCACTCGATTTTTTTCGCGTTCAATCAATACGAGCGCTTTCGGAGTTGCTTTTACAGCCATCACAGTTGTCGTGATCATCCCAGCAATTCCAATGCCAGTTAATATTTCCGGACTACGTTTTACTGTTCTGATTTTCAAATCGTTGAGCACTTTCGGTAGATTTACTTTTTGCATTTCAAAATATCCTCCAAATTTTAGTAATACCGCCCACAAGGGGCGGAAGGTTATTACAGGCTGAGTTTCTTAACCACACGGAAAGCCGGACGAACCCCACCAGAGTCCGAAGCGTCGTAGTAAATCGCACCGCCGGTCACACTGGCAAAGCCAGCCGAAGAGTATTCTTTTTTCATTGCATTACGAAGCCAGCCCCATTCGCATTCATTATTAAAATAAGCAACTCGATTGCGTCTCTTTTTCATAAGTGGAAGCTGTTCGTCTCCATCTGGTTCAAAATGGCTTTTATCCCACGCATCGTCCCAGCCAACAACCTGTCCAACTGTAGGAATGGTGAGCTCGATGATACGTGTTTTCAACTCTAATGGAAATAAACTATATAAATAGCTATCAATCCATTTCTTCAGATCTGATTTTTCATATCCGCCTTCGTTCGTAGGCTTTTCATTCATAGGACGCTCTGCAATATAATCATCAAAGATGAAAAGAACGTTGTTATCTGTCACTTCATAGGCAGTAGCTTCAAATTTTCCCAGTTCTTTCAAGTCTACTGTAATCTTGTCACCTACTTTAGTTTTGGAAAAATCATATTCGTGCTTTGGTACACCGAAGTTTAAATTAAGTAATTCTTTGGCAGATATATCGCTGGAACCCATCCATGAACCATAAAGCGGGTATTTCTTACTCAGTTCTTTAATATTTGTTTCATTTGCAACAGATTTCAACGCAAGCGATGCTGAATCATAATCTACAGCCGCCAATAAATATTTCTTTGCGTTATAAAGTTCCTCCTGTGAAGCATTAGAGCTAAGCATTTTCTGAACAAGTTTTGATGCGGCAAAAGTTTCTAATGGCATAATATTTTCTCCTATTCTCGTTAATATTTAAAATTTAAGCAACTAGCAGGTTGATAATCCATTCTGTCAATTCTTTTGCGGTACAAAATATACTTGCAGTCAATGGACTTACTTTTGAATATTCTTCCATCTGATTTCTAAAATCTTTGATTATAATCAGAGGCGTTACTTCAGGATTTTCTCTAAGACGATCTAATAATTCATTAACCGTCCATTTTAAATAGCTCCCCTGCTCAAAGCTACAATCCTGCAAAGATTCATTAAGGCAATACTGGATGATGTAAATCACGCTTTCAATGGACAACATTAGCAAAAATAAAAACGAAAAGAGTCCACATCAGGACTCCTCCGCTTCTTTCTTGGCAAGTGCTTCATTCACCTTTTTGTCAATTTTTTCATCCATCTTTTGGTCATCAACCCAATCGGTTATAAGATTTACCCCTATTCCAATCAGTGTTGCTGCCATTCCAATAACCTTAATCATCTTACTGTTCATGACTTCACTCTCCTTTCATAATAGCATTTGTGAATTTCGCGAATTAGCACTGTTCAAAATCCAATTCTGGAACATAATCCATGTCAATAATGCAGACTTCCAACCCATCTTCCAATGTCGTTTTATAATGACGAAAATCGATCCAGCTATAACCACTGCTCATCGTCCAACCAATTTCGTCCCCATCATCAATCGGATCTAATCCAAGAAATCCATAAAAATCATTTACTGATAATTGGGTTCCAATGGCAAAATCTCGATTGGAGTAATATTCTGCTTGAATTACCCGATTAAGAGAGCTTTCAAAATATCTTTTTGAGTAGCTATCATAGAATAATACATTATCATCTGGATTATGCTCTTCAATATCGAGAGATCCGCCGCCGATAAATCCATCTGACGCGATATAGACATCATCTGCTTTCTCCACAGCAATGGCTTCCATAATTTTTCTGTGAGCATCCTCGCCATACAGTTCTTTCAGTTTATCTCGATAATCCTGGTATGCATCATTGAGCAACGCATAAGCACTGGTTAAAGCCGCCTGCTGACGTTTGTTCAGAATATTTGCTCCAAATATACAAATAATCGTTGCTGCTCCCATAACTACAGATGAAACATAATAAATCCATGCGGACTGAATAGCTTCGAGTTTTGTGTACGCATTCGGGTCATTATGATTCTCTCTACTATCTGCTCTTATTTTTCTAAGAGCTTTTGGCGTAGCTTTTACAGCCAGAGCAGACGTTCCAATTACTCCAACAGCTCCAAAACATGATAAAAGGGTTGGTGATGCCTTTTTCAGATTCTTCTTGTTTAATTTCTTCATACTATCTCCTTTCATTTCGTGGCACGCAACACATCCAATACATCAGACAAAATATCTTGTGCCACAACAAACATAAAATTGTTATCTTGTCTGATTTGAGCATACCGTCTCATCTTGTTTCTAAATTCATTCGTAAGTACAATTATTTCGTCAACTGCAACCTCCTTTCTTGGATAAACTTTTTGTGAGACATACTCTGTTAATTCCTTTAATGCCCAGACCGAATAACTTGACTTTTCGAACTCTGGGTTTCGAATAGAATACTCTGGAAACCACATATCCAACTCGAATACGTCACTAAGCATTAGCTTTAATTCTTCAATAGACATTCATTTACTAGCTCTCCTTTCGATAAAAAATAAAAGAGAAGCAGTACGGAACAATCCGTTGCTCGCCCAATCGAGCTACCCGTTTCTCTTTCTCTCATAATAGCCCTTGTAAATTTTGCGAAGTAAAAAGAAAGAGGCGTTGCCCACGCCCCTCCCGGTTAGTTCAAACCGATACTTTTTAGAATTTTAATAAGCTCGTCCTTTTCCAGCTCAGCATCTACATCCAAGTGAAGGTGTGTCTTTCCATCATTGATTGTGGTAGTAATCTCGTTTAACTGAATATCCACGTTATATCCAGTTTTCTTATGTACCACCATCTTCAACGCTTTGGAAATAATTCCTTTTGTGAATTTCGATACTATTCTCATTTCATCCATGCTCCTTTTTCTCCTTTCAAAAGCTATCGTTTCTCATAATAGGAGCTGTAAAAATGGCGAAAAAGAAAGAGCCCTTGTTAGGACTCTTCTTCCGATGGTAATGCATATCGTATGTCTAATTCCATATCTGGTAGTACGGCTTCCATCACGCCATTCGTTTTTGTATAAATTTCAAATCTAAACTGTTCATGGATTTTAGCTCTTACCCACCCGGCGATTAACGATTCTTTAGTTATCGGTATTCCTAATGCTTCGTATACATCTCTCAGCAATAAGTATCCGCGGGTCTGTAAATGATCGTTCAATCGACATTCGTAAGCACCTAACGTCCACGCATTGACCAATTCGTTTTTACTCCATTGGCATGACTTTTCGTCAAATATTATGGTTTTGTTCATAAAATGTCACTCTCCTTTCATAACATCCCATGTGATTTTCGCTATATTTCTCTCCTGTCAAAACAAGTTTCCCATCGTTGCCTCTGAATAGGCTTCATTTTTAATGCCAACATAATCTGTCGGATTGTTACTGTAGGATATAAACCGTTCGTGCACGTTCCGCATCTGGTATCAAAATATTTCCTAAAGCCCGGATGCAGATATAAAGTATCTGTTAGCCAAGAATCCACTTCTCCCCACCAGGTACTTTTGGTTTCTGCATTAAATCTCTGCTGAATGACCGCTAGTCCATTATCTCCTATTCTAAACAGTGTACATTTGTTATACACTGGATGATTGCAAATATAAGTTTCACCATACATTGATCTATAAATATCTGGTTTCTGGTAATGGTATCTCATTTGTATTCTCCTGGGCAAAAAGAAAAGAGCCTCAGATTTCTCCAAGACTCTTCCTTTTAGCTTATACGTATTTACTTATCGGACTCTATGACTTCTTCCAGTGTCGGATATAAATTTTCATATTCTTCTTCTCCTTCACAGCCATAGTGATCTAAATCTACACTATGACCGCAATTCGGGCACACCAAAGTGTCCCGCCACTTTTCATCTTCAAATTCCATTAAATTTCCGCAATCATGACAAATATATTTGCCACTTTTCATAGACTTAATAAGTTCTTCATTAAAAATACTCATAGCTAAATATCTCCTTTCGCATATAGACCGTCGTACATATCTGTATATCACAGTATATCCGTCGGCATTATTTTGGTCAAGAGATAAAGCTTTATTTTCTCATAATAGTCCTTGTAAATTTCACGCAAAAAATAAAAGGAGATGCAAACATGATTGTAAGCATCTCCATCAAAGTTTACCAGTCAACCATTATGCATCTGTGACTGTATGAGAGCATTATTTTCGTTGAAACGTGAAGTTTTATTCCATCGTCATCTCTGAAATCGAAATCGAATTCTACAGTTCGCATATTTTTGCTCATCACCTGTTTACTCTGAATCGACCAGTCTTTGTCGTCTTCACTGTCTTTAGCTCGAACAGTTACGATGCGAACCTTGGATTCATCCAATTCTGTAAAGATTACATGAATTTTTCCCAATAGTTCATCGTTTCTGTAAGGTATGCTCATCATCACCTCATTTGTAGTTGTTGGTACTTCAATATAAATATTTCTCATATATTTCATCTCCTTTCATAGTAGCCAATGATTTTGACGCGTAAAACGAAGAGGGCTTGTACCATTGCCCTCGACGCTTTGAACCTTAATTTTTACTTCCTGGTTGGTCTGAAACGGTTGATTAAGTTTCTGAATACCTGTGATGAAATTGTTCCAGTTTCTTCAAATCGGAATCCTTTATTCATCCAGATGCCATAGAATATCAATGGTAACAGAAGCTCTGCTCCAGCAATACCAGCTTTGAAATATCGATCTTTAACCTGCTCGTCGATCTGCCGCTGTTTAAGTTTTTCATCTCGCTCCTTTGCCTCATTATCAGCAACACGAGAATTATACTTTTCATCAGCATCCCATTCGCTTTTGTTCTCTTCGATTCTTAGCTTGTAAAGTGTAGCTAATTCATCAATTGCCATTGATTTTTCTTTACTTCCGGATGCAAATTCAGATAACCCTTTAATCTGTCTTGCAATTTCCTCACTCAATAATTCTTCAATATTCTTTTCATCCATTTCTGATATCTCCTTTCAGATAAATTATTGATTTTCATAATAGGACGTGCTATTTGTGCGAAATATAATTCTTAATTTCCACTCGCAATGAAACACGCTGCTTCTTATGAATCTCATTTGCTCCGCCAGGATCTAATTCAAGAAATAAATATGGCCCGCTATCCGGATCAGATTGATCTATCCGAAGCGAACCGATTGGCTTTTCTTGAAATATGTATCGCTCAATGAGCAATCCAATAAGAATACCTATCACTAAGATGATAAGTTCCATCTGCTATACCTCCTCTCCGTCAATATTTCAGTTATCAAAATAACACGATTTGTTGTAGCCTCCGTACTGTTTTTAATCTAGAATAAAAAGAAAGAGTCCTAGATTTCTCTAAGACTCAATCTAAAAACTTGCATTATCAATTGAGTTTCTTTGCTGTGAAAATATAACTACCTAACTTCGAATTATTCATAATAAGTCCATCTTCGCAACTTTTTGATACAATCTTAGTAAGTATTTCTCCTTGTCCCAGTCTGATACCTTTCGTATGCCCGAAAGCATAACCAACTGCGCATCCTCCTGCTAAAGTAAGACTCGATACTACAATCGTATTAATGTTGTCGCAAATAAACTTTTTGAATGAATTTCTAGTTTTGGTTTCTGTTTTAGTTTCCATAAAAAGCTCCTTTCAAATAAATGTTTGTTCATAAAATAACTTGTAAACTTTGCGAAAAGAAAGAGCCATTGCTGGCTCAATCCATTAACAGTCATATTTACTAAGTTCTTTAACAACATACAACAATCCGCTTATTGAAAATATTCCAATTCCAATTGTTATTTTGTCAATATTGTTAATGATAATATTCTTCATAAATACCACTCTCCTTTCATAATAGGAGTTGTTTTTATCGCGCAATTTCATCCCCGTTCCTTGTTTAGCAGCCAAAAGAATCGTCTGTACAAGTTGTAATACGAGTCTTTACAACATGGGATTTCTAATCTAGCTTTAATAATATCGTAGGACCATCCCTCAGTTACGCCTTTTAATATGTACTTAGCCAATTCTGTATCTGTCCGCTCAGCCGTTTTCTCTATCATATCCATACGCTTTGAAAAATATGATTTCAGCATTCCGATTTTTGCAGTCGGATCGCATACTGTGCTGTTTGCTATAACTGCCACGTAATTATCAGAACGACTAGACAGACCATCTAGTGATACATAGTTTCTTTTCCATGTTGGATATTGAAGACAAAAATGCTTCAGCTCGTAATAACGATGTTTCTCAATCCAATATGGATTACTTTCAGATACTTCAGCTCTTATAATATTTCCCATATAGTATTACCTCCTTCTAAATTCTATTCTAGGTTAGAATTTAGAAAATGTTAAAACAAAGTCGGTGGAAAAATTTTCCATCATAATCTTGGTTTAATGCCCCGCTTCTTCCAACGTTTCATTGTTTCCTCGCAAGGGAAATCTTCAAAGCCTAAAGTCTCTGGACTGATGAATCCTTCTATCACTCCATCTATAATATCTGACTCGTAATGCTTAAAGGGATATAAATATTCTGGAAGATCTCTATGAATTGTTTTGCACTTCGGGCATTTATAACGTTCTATGGCAACGAGTTTTTGGGAATGATCCTTCCCTCTTACAATTCGTTTTACAGTATCATATCGCTTCAATTTTTCTTTACAGTCGGGGCAGTATTTATCTATGGTGTTCGCCAGCCTTTCATATAATCCGTACTATAACCATATCATTTACTGCCAAAGGAGCACATATACATAAAAAGAGCACCAGTAGATTTCTCCGCTAATGCTCTTATAAGTTCAATTCGATTTTCCTTTTTACTACACCATTTACTACACCATTTTTACACCAAAATACGATATTTTGCGGCATTTTACGATAGGTACAAAAGTCCGCGAACCCGCATAAACACTGGGTTTTTCATGTTTTCCAAAAATGGATGTATAAAATTAACTTTTTCTTAAAGATTGACTTTAGAAATCCAGTAAAATCAAGGGTTTTCAGACTATAGTTCTTTTTACTACACCACTTTTACACCATTTTGATTTTCCATCTTTTTCATCTCATCAAATAAAGTCTCATCTGAGACATGACAGTACAAATCCATTGTCATCTGCAATGAGCTGTGACCTAATATTTTTTGAAGCGTTTTAGGGCTCATTCCATTCTCTATAGCTCTTGTTGCGAAAGTATGTCTGAACGCATGCGGAGTGAATTTCTTTATACGAATTCCATCAGCTTCCATTTTATTGAGTATCTCATTTATTGCGTCAATTGCTGCCACCTCCTGAAAAGGTTTACCACTGCTTGTAGGAAATACCAGGTCTTTGAAATCCCAACATTTGCGTTTTTTAATTCTAGTTTCATTCAATAGCTTTTGATGTATAAGTGCATCAATACACGCATTTGTAAGCGGAATTAATCGTTTTCCATTGAATGTTTTTGGCTCGTGCTCTTCGAAATAATACCCGTTCTCCCCATGTATATGACACATTGTTCTTCTCACATGTAGCGCTCGTCTTTCAAAATCTATATCGCTCCAGTACAGTCCTCTAAGCTCTCCGATTCGCATTCCGGTCTCAAGTGCCACAACGAATATATTGTAGAATCTGTGATCTTTAGCATATGTAAGGAACAATTTAGTCTCTTCGATTCCTAGCACTCGACGCTCTTTCGATACTTCTTTACCGATTTTAGTTATGAGGTCTTTCGCAAAATTTTGTGGTACTAGACCGTTTCTTTTCGCTTCGGCAAATAGCCCGTTCAATACTACTTTGACCCTCGTTCTTTGCTGATTGCTTTTTAATTTGTTCAATTCCGCTTGAAGCATCACAGGATTTAACTTCTGTATTTTTTCACGACCTATCCCTTCTTTTATAGATTTATATGCTATCTCATAGGCGCTTAATGTTGTATTCCTACAATTCCCTTTACATGTAGTTATCCAAACCTTATACCACTCGTCTAATGTCATGTTACTTTTTACCAGATTTACTCCATTATCATCAGCAGTCTGGGCTTTTCTCATTTGGGTTCTGAGGTTATTTAGGTTCTTATCATATAAAGTTTCCCTTTTTCCAAAGCGATTTGTGAATCTAGCTTGATATAAGCCATCTTGTCTCTGAGAAATACCAACACCTAGTTCTTTTCCTTTTAGTGATTTTCCCATATAAACTCCTTTCTGCAATGGGGAAAATCCAAATTGAACTTACCCCAAATATACCATTTTAAAAGATATTTCGCAATAACCAGGCATCGACTTTATCCCTGTGAGCATATAATCGGTTCCCTATTCGAATAGTAAAACCATTATCGGGGTTATGTAACAACTCTCTCGCTTTGGTTTCTCCTATGCTCAAATAGGTGCACAAATCTTTCACGGTAAGCAGTTTCTTTTCTTTTTTATTTTCCATTTTGACCACCTCCATTCCCGTCTTGAT